ACTATCGCGCCCGTGTCAAGCGATGACGCTCACGCCCCCCACGGGAGCAACACGGGCTAGCCTGGCTAACCTATCTGATGATCAAACTCACCATCAAAATCTAATTCCCAACCACAAACACTACAATTCGATGAACACGTGCAATCCCTCGCATAATCCCCACAAGCACTACAACGCCCGTCGTTAGCCATTGTAGGCAGAATGCGAACCTCCGCGCAATCGGCGCAATAACCCTCCGTAAAATTGTAAGTAACCATTAGAGTGACCCCCCCTCTCTGGTGGTGTTCCAAACTTGTAGAAACTTGATCAACTTTTTACGGTTAGAAAAATACCAATAATTTAATGGGAACCCATCAACATATTCACCCAAGCAACAAGGCTCGGCGGCCAACGGAACACTAGCGCCCTCATCCGTCACCATAAAATAGTGACCGTAATCAGGAGCCGAATTTAGGAGGGCATGACCTTTAAGATACCAAACTAAAGCCATACACCCCCCACCCGTACATTCAACCTCCCACGGCTGCCCCGTGAGTTCTGCCAATTCTTCGGCTAAAACTTGCTCCGCCATTCCGTACATTATTCCCCCTTAACTAAATAATAGTGACCTGATGAATTACTACGATTACCACGAACTAAATGTCCACTGCTAACGATCTGGTCATTGTTTGTGTTTGACCATAAAAAGAATTGCGAACCGCAAATATCGCAATCCCCTGATAGATCGTTCATCTCCTCCATTATCTCATCATCGTGGGTTACCCATCCACAATGTAAGCATTCGAGCTTTTCGATCCCGTGATAAGTTGCCATTTCTTGCCCCTCTCAATAATCCCGAACCATTCGGGCGCTTGGCGTTGATGCCTTGCTTACAACACTCTAACCATTTAGAGCGCTCTAAGCAAGTCACCCCGTAAAGGATGACCTACCTTAAAACTAAACCGGCTTTTAATTCACCTGACTATTCAAGAATGACTCACCAGCAATACAAAACTCATACGGCACATTCACCAAACCAATAGCCCAATCAACCTCACCACACTTGATCACCGTGGCAACCCGCAACAACGCAAGCGACAACGTTGAAAAAGTTTCGATCCACTCATTGGCAACATAATCGCCACAAGTAACCGTGAACCCCTCCCCCGTATCACTCACCACAATATAAGACTCATTCCCATAATCAAACTCAAACACTGTAGACATACCGAACCCCTCTCATCAACTAACGCCCGAACCATTCGGACACCCCCACACTAACCACCCCCACGACATAAAGCAAGTCATACCACCAAAACAAAACCAGATCAGATCAGATCAGATCACAACGGCAGCCACATCACCAGATCAGATAGGCGCTATCTAACTATCTTTACTTGTGATGGGCCTGGGTGGGGTGGTGGTTCGCTCACTTAGGGTGGGGGGGGGTAGCTTGTGGTGATGTAACCACGGAGAGTGACGGTCACGCAGAGTGGGCAGGTGACCACGTAACGTGACCAGGCAGGCAGGCCGCGACTGGGGGTCTGCCGAGGCACGGGGGGATATAGATACATATTACTGTTTGTGTCGATGTTTGGTTTTGTTGGTCACTCACAGCGTTCGACCCTTGCACTTGGGAGGTGGGTGGTGGGTTGACTACTGTGTGTGGTTTCGGGTTTGTATCGTGTTGGGAGATATATGCACTTGTGTGTATCTCTTTGAGTGATGGCGGCCAATGATTGTGATGGTGTTTGCTCCCCCCACGGTTCGCTCCTGGGAGCAGGTCGCCGTAGCCAAGAGTTTTAGCCGACACCAGTATTTTTGCTGAGATGGCGTTCAGCTCGCTGCTTGATCTATGTTAATAGTTCATCGAACCACGTTTCCGTGGATGATTGTCCCGCCCTGTGCAACGAGGGTACGACCTTGTGGAGTAATGGTTTGTCGTCATCCCGACGAGTGTGAATGTTGAGTGTAGCAGATGTTTTTAATGTTGGTGGGCGAGGGGAGAACCGGAGTTAGTAACCCGACGAAACTATCTCTACGGACACACCCACCAACAGAGTGTATGATAGCACCACGTTTGACACGCACATGTCTTTGCGCTAGATTAAACGTATGAAAAACTCACTCAAAACACCCGTCTTATTCGCCACCTATCTTGCAACGATTCCACTTGCCAACTGGTTCATTAACCATATTGGGAGCGTGGGTTTTCCTGGTGGACCACACACAATCCCTGTTGGTTTTGGGTATCAAGCACCATCAGGTGTTTTGCTTATTGGCTTTGCTTTGTTTGCCCGTGATCTTTTGCAAGAACGCGCTGGTCGAAAAGCAGTGCTGGTGGCAATCCTTGTTGGTTTACCACTATCAGTAATTGTTAACCCTGTTATTGCGTTTGCGTCTACTGTGGCGTTTGGTGTTTCTGAATTGGCTGACTTCGCTATTTATGACCGTTTGCGTCAGTATTCAAAGAGTGCCGGTATTTTCTTTTCAGGATTGGTCGGTGGGGTTGTTGATTCGATGTTGTTCTTGTGGCTTGCTTTTGGATCAATAATGTTTTGGCAAGGGCAAGTTATTGGTAAAACATTGATGACCGTTGCATGTTTGGTTGTTCTGAAAGGAACCAATGTTTTATTTAAGCGGATGTCTTCCGTCTAAACCTGAAATGCGCCAACTTCTGTTGGACAACAATATCGGTTTAATGCTTACCCTTATATCTCAACGTCATCAACCAACTAACGATAATTGGGTTTGGGCTGCCGACAATGCTTGTTTTAATGGGAAGACATGGGATTCTGTTGCCTGGTTGCGCTGGCTGGAAAGTAAATCAAATCCTTCAGAAGCATTGTTTGCAACTGTTCCCGACGTGGTTGGTAATCACACAGAAACTTTAGTTAAATGGCCGTTGTGGTCAAAACAAGTTAAAGAGTTAGGATACAAAACTGCTTTCATATTGCAAAATGGTTGTACCCCGTCTGAAGTTCCGTGGGATGAATGTGATGCCGTTTTTGTTGGTGGAGACACTGAATGGAAATTAGGTGGAGAGGCATACCTTATTGTTGCCGAAGCAAAAAAACGTGGGCATTGGGTTCACATGGGTCGAGTCAACAGTTTGCGCCGCATTCAAACAGCACAAATGTGGGGTTGCGACAGTGTTGATGGAACTTATCTTGCTTTTGGACCCGATGTAAACACCCCGAAATTAGTAAAAATGATGCAACGGATTGATAGTGAGCCAGTGTTTCCCATCAAGATGTATGCTTGACAAACAATGACTGCTGGAAGATCAGGGCGACGACAAATACCGCCACAAGATGTTGCACGTTTTTGGCAGGCACGGGCATCAGGTATGTCGATCAAAGATGCAGCGAAGATTGCTGGTGTGCATATCAACACCGCACAAAAATGGGACTCTAAGAAGCGTAAAGTTAAAGCAGAGTTGGAGTTAGCGAACCTTGATGGGGCTAAAGTACGCAAAAAAGAAGGTGGTGTTCAGGCTGACGCATGGCAAAAAGTTATGGATGTGTCCGATTTGCCGCCGGTTATTCCGTATGACCGTTTGAAACCTGAAGCGCAACGGGCGTTAACAGATTTCGATTATTTCCGTAGACGCTATTTGGGTCGTGTTCCTTCCCCGTGGCAGGTTGATGCTGCATATCAGATCGAAGCCTGGCTGTTGAATGATGATAAAGAGTTTGTGGTGTTGAACTGTCCTCCAGGTGCAGGCAAATCTACGTTGTTCCATGATGTGGCTGTGTGGCAGATTGTTAAGAACCGCAAGATTCGTGTGATGATCGGTTCGGTGTCACAGGCTTTGGCAAAGATGTATTCGCGTCGTATCCGTGAAACCTTAGAACGCCAGTTCCCGCTTGATCCTGACCCGATTCTGATTGACAAAGGGTTAGCCATCAAAGCCGAAGCATGTTTGGCTATAGATTTTGGTAGGTTTAAGCCTTCAACAAGTGGTAGTTTGTGGCGAGCCGAAGAATTTATTGTCGAACAGGAGGACATGGGTGGACTGGACAACAAAGAACCTACTGTTAGTGCTTATGGTATCGAGTCTGAGTTCATTGGTCACCGTGCGGATCTCTGTCTATTTGACGACGTTGCGAGTCCGGAAAATGCTAAGGAGAGTGCGGCGCGAGATAAACTTATCGAACGTTGGGACTCAATGGCAGAAGCCCGCGTTGACCCAGGTGGACTCCTCGCAGTCATTGGGCAAAGACTTGGACCGCTTGATCTCTACGCGCACTGCCTCTCCAAAATCACGTACGAAGATTTCGAAGACAACTACGACGGGTCAGACACCACGGACATCTCCGAAGAAAAAGAACCCCTTAAAAAGCACAAGTACCACCACCTCATCTACAAAGCGTATTACGAAGAACTAGACACAGGTAAACTTTCTAAACGGAATACAGCCGCCGCATGGCCTGTTGGACCGTTGCTTGACCCGTATCGTTTGTCTTGGAAAGACTTGTCGTATGTGAAGCATTCTAATCCTGCGAAGTTTGCTGTGG